AATTTGACCCATAGATTTTAACCTCAATCTACAGCTTGAGTGGAATGCGATTGCTTTACCACCAGAAGTTGTCCAAGGATCTCCAAACATTACACCTAATTTTTGACGTAATTGATTTGTAAATATAAGTGCCACTCTTTGTCTACCAACTAGCTGCGTAACCTTTCTCATAGCTTTTGATAGTATAATAGCTTTAGAGGTTGCCCATCCATCTTTACTATAATCCGCTTCAGCCTCTACAGCAGTAGTCGCTCCAGCTACTGAATCTACAACAATAGATACTAACCTACCCTTATTAGACTCTCTCACCTTCGTGATAATACTCTCGATTACTTCGAAAATATCCTCTATAGTTTCAAGTTGAATGTATAGCATATCTTGCACATTGACACCGATACATCGCAAGAAATCTTCATTCATTGCATTCTCAGTATCAATAAAGACTGCTAGCCCACCTTGCTTTTGCGTATTAGCTAACAAGTGTGCTGCGACGAGTGACTTACCACTCCCCTCAAGACCAGTTACTTCGGTAATTCTACCAACTGGTATTCCACCGTTAGGGCGATTCGCAATTGCAAGATCTAGCATAGAAGATCCAGTGGATATCCATTCTGTTAAATCAGCAGGCGTTTCTTCAGATCCATCAAGAAAATAAGCAACCTTATAATCCTTGAACTTCTTGTTTAAACTATCAGCTAGCGTTGATGCTAACTCATCTCTATCGTTCTTAGCCATACAACCTCTTAATTATTAAATAGGTCGTCAAACGCTTTATTTACATCATCTACTTTATCAGTAGTTGCCGAAGCAGGAGTTGCTTGTGCTTGAGTCAGTTCTTCAGTTTCCTCTTCAGGATTCAACCACTCACCTAATGCTACTTTAAGATCATCATATGACACCTCTTTAAAGATCTCTGTGATATCTTTTTGACCTGTCATGATGCGATCTGCGATATTTTTATCACTAGTAGCAGCTGTTTGGTTCGGTTTTACGCGAATAGCTGTTTTAGGAAATGATCCTGCACCTTCAGCAGCTGTAAACTCTACTGAGATATCTCTACCGTTTACTGGATCTGTAATATCACCGTAATCTGGATCAGATATAATGCTTAGTAACTCTTGATAAACAGTTTTACCAAATCCCCAAAGCTTAACACCTTCTGATTCTTGACCTCTCACTAATACAGGAACATAAGTTCTCATTTTAGGTTCCATTTTACGAGCCATCTGCCAATCTTCCTTATTACCAGTACCTTTAAGCTGTTCACAGAATTCCACTACAGGATCTGCCTTACCAAAAGTTACAGGAGATAGATATGTCTTCTTCCCTAAGTTGTAATGAAAATACAGCTCTTGGAATGGATTATCTTTATTAAATTGATAGGGTACGATACGGATTGTTTGCTTACCTGGTTCAGGCTTCCATAAATTGTTTTGTTTTCCCGTCTGGGATTGCAAGTTGTTTAATTTCTTGCGAATAGCGTTTAAGTCAATTGCCATTGGTTATTCCTTTAATTGTTAATTATTAATTGCTAATTGTTATTTGTCTATAATACATATACATCAACTAGCTTTTACATCCGTAAATATATGAAAAAAATCTCGTACTCGAAACTTTATTTCCAAAAGATTTGTATTAATACTAATGCTGTTGCTAGCAGTAAGCTAATAAATGTCTTAGTGGTTATACCTTCATTCATAAACCACCAAGTACATATTACCATAACTACCATACCTGATCCGAATCCTAGCAACCTACCTGGCCACAGTTTTCCATCAAACCCTTGTACTACTTCTGAAGTTGCACATATTAATATGTATGAGATTGGCATTCCAGATATTGCTAATATCCATGGATGATCTTTACACCACTGTGAAAGGAATTGTGAATTGGTTTGAAACCATATTAGTAGCTGCCCTATAAAGAACAGTGCAAATCCTGTTAGTATATGCTTCATGCTTGACCCGTTAATATTGCGTGCGTCCATAATGCTGTAACGAATAATACTACTGCTCCTACTATTAGGAGTATTGCTGCTATTGCTTCTTTATCATCTTTATGCATAATTCGGTTTTTTAATTTCTATAATATAAATATACGAAGAGTTTTTCGGGGAGGCAACTATTTTACTACTTATTTTTCAATTATTCTGTAACTATATAACCAACCACAATCGTCATCATAATCTTCACGATCTATCATTAATTTTGCATTACATGCATCTAATATATTATCGACAGCGATACGCTCCATTCCGTCTAACTCTTTCCAGTAACCGAAACGAAGTGTTAAGAAGGTTTCTAGAGATCCGACCCTTTTAAATGTATTATTTGCAAATGCAGATCCTATTTCAATATCATATCTATCCATTTCAATGGAGATTTGAGTGATAATCTTTAAGTCTATTCTATTCATACTGTGTGTGTGTTTAACTGTTCTTGAATCTCTTATAATATAAATATACGAAGAACAATTCGGGGAGGCAACTATTTTACTAGTTATTCTTCACTTTAATTATATTATCAATACTACTCATTACTCGCGAGGGTGTGATGGTTTTAGTACACTCAAACATTCTCTCAGTATCTTTGTGATCAGGACACCACTCCCAATCTCCTGCATCTAATCTAAATCTGTTAAAACATCCGCTGCATATATCACTATCTGTAGGGATTATTCTTTCGCAGTCAGAAAATTCAGAATAAGGTTTACTGAATCCTGATATTAGTATAGTTGGAGTATCTAGTGACCATGATAACCAGCTTAGTCCACTTCCTAATCCTATAAAAAAATCAGCATGTCTAATATCATTAACCCTATCCGCTATTGAGTAGTTTCCTGTTTTATCAATAACACCTTTTAGTGTTCCACCTAATTTAGAATCATGCCAAGCATCTCCTAACGGCTCATGTGTTATCATTACAACTTTATACCCCTTAGCATTTAGATAATCAATTACTGCTTGCCACCCACCAGGGTGGTTCCAGTACTTTGCATGTGCGGATGCGTGAGGAGCTATACATACATACTTGCCTTCTATCATAGGAGATCTTTTAGGAAACGATAAGCGAGGTTTCACTTCTTTAAAATCAATACCTAATATATCACATGCTGCTTGTGATAATGGATGTACTTTAAAATCTTTAGAGTGTTCATCATAATTAACAGAGTTATCATCATTATATTTTAGCCCTATACTATATCGAATATATACGTTATCTACCTCCGTACCCGGTTCTACGAATTCAAGCTCTGGATACTCTTCTTCAAACCATTCGTTATGAAAGGTTGATGTAATAACTTTACATTGATGTTTTTTAGCAAATCGCTCAACATGTGGAAACCATGATAGAGTATCACCTATAGCGCTCGAATTTAAATGAATATACACTCTTCGATTTTTTAAATTTAACTCATGTATATGGATCAGTTCATTAGTTTCCAAATCTATTACTTTTATTATCCAGTGTATGTAATAAGTCTTACTGCTTTTAGCCCACATATTAGTTTTAATTATAGTACTAAACCGTAGATCACCTGTTGATTTATCAATAAATTCAACTCTATAATCCCTAACAGTATCTCCTGTAATATTAACTATAGGGCTATCAGTATAAGTTACAGTAACTGTATTAATGTTCTCAGGTTCTTTATAATTTTCTACAAAATCTGCAAGAGTGTCTTTACCAATTTCAGCAACTCTATTCCAATTGAAGTCACGGTGGATAATTTTAGCTTCTTCTAAAGCGCGTTGTTTATGACTTGTATAGTTTTCAAAGGCATCTCTCATTACTATAGCTAAATCATCAAAATCTGGTTCAGGGTATTCACCTAGTCCTGCATTGTTTCCTAAAAAGCTACCATATGCAATATCACTAGCTTTGGTATATCCAGATATTCTTACAGGTAACCCTTTACCAGCAGCAAACTCCATTTGACCGGAATCTGCAGAGTATATAGATGGAGTTCCACAAGCCATAGCTTCAATTAAAGGTAAATTCCAACCCTCACCGCGAGCACAAGATAAAAATACATGACCGTTTTTTAAATACGTAACATAGTCTTCACGTGATGGAAAATGTTTAATTTTAATTCGATCATCTACTAAGTTATAATGATTTAACCTCTCTTCTGTAGTTTTAAATCCGTCCATTTTCTCTCCCCACGGATTATCAATTGAGATTATTAAATCTACAGGCTCTTCAGAAGTAAACTCCCTTAGAAAGGTTTCAATAATTTCTTTAGTTGATTTTCTATAATCCCATCTACCAAACAATACGAACTTAAAGCGATCATCTACATAATCCAATACTGCTTTAGGTTCTTCAGGAAAGAATACTGTAGTATCTACCCCTTCAGGTACCACTTTTACTTTAGCTGGATCTGCACCTTGATTTATAGTACAGCGTGCTTGCCACTGTGATGGTACCCATATCTGATCGAATTCCTTTAATTTATCAAAGAAGTGCTGTGGCTGTAACGTAGCTTCCCATACGTTATATGCGATTTTAGGGCCTATATAGTCTTTATAAAATAAGTGATTGTATGTCTCACTTAATACTAAGTTAACATTATGTGTAAAATCGTTTTTATGATTAGAGTATATGGGTTCAATTACCCATGAGTCTGCAGATCGTAGCGTTTGATTTACTAGTAGTTTTTTATCTGTATCTGTAATATACGATTCACTATTGTGAGGTTCATCTTCCATATGGTCCCAAGATGCACCTACTGTACTGTTGTTCACCTTTACGTCAACTAATTCTGATAAGTTTCTTAAGAAGTTTCTAGCGTGTTGATTATACCCTGTTGTTCCAATATACGGGGTATGGGCATATAATTTTACTTTTTTGATATCATCTCTCATAACTCTTATTTATCCATAACTTTTTTCACACCATACTGCGTGGACATTTAACTACTCATAACTCATTTGTACTATATAATATAAGAAAATATTGTCAGGGAAATAACTGTCTCAATAACTTTTCTTCACTTTTATGTAAACTATTTCATCGACTTCTGTATCTATTCTACGTAACTCTGTATCGTTAGTTAATAGTATACAGTCTCTATACCCTTCCCAATCTAACTGAAATGTAGTATCTAAAACTCCATTGTTATGTGCTTGGATTAAGTGATTGAGAGCATTGATTGTATATAGTGTATTTGTGTATTTTTTACGATGGAGAGATATGGTACTTTGTAGTATAGAGTAATCTTGATGCTGTTCGACATTGTATGTGCACATCCGCTCGTAGTGACTATCTACATTTTTTAATATAAATATTTTATTATAGAGAATATCATAACTATCTACTATCTGATCTATGGTTTTCCGCATAGATTTATCTGTTGTGAATGTGCATAGTAATTGGGTGCGCATTATTGAACTTCTTTAAGTTTCTTTTGAAACTCTGGATCATATGTAATTGTAGTTCTTGATTTACCAGTAGCACCTTCAGTAGATCTATACGTCTTATATCCTACCTTTAACTTCTCACCATCATCTTTATTTACGACATAAGTATATACCTTCTTACCTGTTATAATAGTTTTTTCTTTATCAGCATATGTAAACTCCTCTACGTCCTCTACATTAAACTTCTGCTGTAGCTCAGCTATACTCTCAACACCGAGCGCTGCTCTCAATGTCTTCTTATTAACTACCACTCCACCCATATTTACATCGAAGCTGGAATTCATAATAGCTGACATACGTGCATTATCATCTGATCCCGGATTGTAGTCTATATCATCGATAACACCTAAATGAAACCCACTTATAATTTCTTCAGTCTCTTGTTGTACACCTAGTGGAGGTGGACCTGGATCAATGTTGTCTAACGCTTTTCTCCTATCACGGATCGTTTCAACGGCTTGTTTACGCTGTGATGATAGCATCTTAGATATATTAATAGCATCAGGTGTATCATTACCTAGCTTACCCTGGATTGCTTTCGTTACCTTACTGATAACCTTTACATCATTCGCGGTACCGTTTCCATCTGCTACCACGCTTCTAATCATATCATACTTCTGCACATCAGTTAAATTTGCTGGATCTGCATCAGCTGGGATATAGGTAATGTATTGCTTTTTAACACCGTCTGTACCTACTACTGCGATATCTAAGTAATTCTTACCCACTTTTGTACTCTCTAACTGTATCGCTAGAACCTGATCCTCTATAGGTAAGGTTTTTAATCCAGCTGCAACACCAATTGCTTGGTTTTGATACCCTTCTTCTATCTCTCTAATCTGGGTATTATGTATATTAACAGCATCTAACGCTAGTTGCTTCTGCTTAGGCGACAACGTCTCATTACGTGTTATTCTAGCTAATACACTCTTGTTTTCAGCACTTACAGTCTTACTACCTTGTATGTCAGCTGTAGATGTCTTATCAGAATGAAATTGAAGCATTAAATTACCTTTATCATCTGATACAAATGTCGCGGTATCGGAAGGATTAGCTCCACCTCCACCCATTTTAATAAACTTCTTTGCATCATCTTTAGAGATTTCAACTCCACTTGGTAGCAACACGCGGCTCGCATTATCAACAGCTGATACTTGAGCTGTTATTGATTGAGTTGCTCCGTAATATGTAACCGGGGATTGTGGTTTTCCAAATTTACCTAATCCTTGCAATGTACTAATACGCTCTTGCGTTGTATTATATTTTACTCTAGCTGATTTAGCAGCAATTACGCACTTAGTATATGTATTAATTTGTTGATTTGCTTTCACTAGCGCTGCTTTATCACCACTCTGCTTTGCAACTTGTTTAGCTTCCTTTAAAGCAGCTGGTATAGGTATTCCAGAAGATTTACTCTGCAGCTGACCTAGAGGTGTTTGACCAATAGTGTTAACCATTTTATCAATCAGCTCCTCATCTGTCATATCAGGGTTTACATCTAACATACGCACACCTTGACCAGATCCAACTTCATTAAATGCAGATCCATTATTACCAGGAGCAGGCTTTTCACCTGTCGCTTCTTCCATTCCACTATAACCATATTGTAGTACGTCATTTTGAGCTTGATTATCACCAGCTGTAATATCACCTATGATATTAGAATCTGTAGTGGTAGTATCTGCTTCCTCACCAGCTTCACCATCTTCGTCAGACTCACTATCTTCTGCAGCATCAGATCCCTCCTCAGGTGTAGTAAGCATTTTTTGCTTATAATCTCTATTATCTTCACCTGATTCTTCTTCACCCTCTAACTCTTTATACTGACCATCATCTGTCTTCTCATACTTTGTTGCATCTTCATTATCTTCTTGACCCTTCTTAACCCACACACCACTGCTTTTGTGCACATATTTATCATCATCAGCTTCACGTAGATGCTGGATTGACCGCTTTATCTCAGATTCAGGTAAATTATATGATCTTAAAACAAGCTCTAGAATTCGAATATGTTTCGGGTCATTAAAATCTGGCACTCCGTTATTGGTTTGCCAAGCAACTTCTGATATTATATCTAATATACTCATACTATTTTCCATAATTATAAATATCAGCGCAACAATTTAAAATCGTAGGTTTTTATGTTTTTATAATCTCTACCTGTCTTACACTTCACAGGGAATTTCATTAACTGCGCTAACTCTACTAATATATTACCTTCAGCTGGATGGATATCGAATAGTAATGCATCATATGTATAGAGTATAAGTTTACTCTGTTTATCACTTAGAAATGCATGTACATCTTTAATTACACCAATATTTTGCTCCGTCTCAACAGCTTGTATTATATAGTTAAAAAGTGTTTGTGGTTTTATATCACGACCTTTCAAGTTATCTCGATATATCTTACGCTTGAATAGCGGCGTCTCTATATAACCATTCTTCTTATAAATATCCCAGATTCTAAAAATATACTTCTTTACGTGACTAAAGAATGGTATATTCTCAAACTCTGCAGGTATACCACCATATAATATCTTAAACGTTATCGACTTTGATTCACTATATTCATCTTCTGTCAACATCTCTTTATCAAAATAGTACTTTCCTAAGTATGCATGTATAGATGTGTCAGGTAATTCGTAGTCAATTATATCAGCAATTAATCTTAAGTGATATGCATCATAATCAAACTCAACTAATTTACCATCATCAAATCTACTAACATATCGCTCTCGTGTTTGATCATCTTTATTTAATGCAGCATAATTTATACCGTTGAATGCATTACTAGGCCTACCTGTGATTGACCACGGGTTATATTTAGTATATTCTAATGTGCTGTCAACTGTATATAACCCAGCAGATTCGATTTGCTTTAATTGTGGCAACATTACTTCGTTATACTCTCTAAATCCAGGCTCTTTGCAGAGATGTAGTATAGGTAATATTATATCTTTAATTTTAGTACAATACTCTTTATGCTTAAGTAGTGGTATTATATCATTGATATTATCTAACTTCCAACACCGGTTGTA